GTCAGTAAGATAGACTCTACCACAATTCTCCATGATAGAAATCTGTTTCATAATGTCATCCTCTAAAGATTTTAAATCAGTGAATTGAGGAATAGTGCTCACTATCTCAGAAGTCAAATCTTCTTGATCGGTAAACAATATAGTCTGAACGTCTACGTAGAGCTTGTCTTCTATAGAAATGTTATTTTCAGTAACATCAACTAGAACTGTGCTGTCACGATAAGAGGGTTTGTATTGCTCAACTTTTTTTCTTCCTTGATTCTTTACAGAAATTGAAAGATGCTTCGTAATGGCAGAAAAATTATCCTTTTCAATAATATCTTTCCATTTTTTGATAGATGGACACTTCCCTTGTTCTATAAAAAACATGTTTCCTTTTGCAAAATGCAAAGAAACTTTTTTATTTTCTTCACCTCTAATATGAAAATCATTTAAAGATCTTAATAATAAAGGCTTTTCATTTGAGTATGTTTGAATGAAACCTTGTGGCACATTGATATACCTTTTTCTTATTGAGAAATCTATAGGAGCCATTTCCAAACCCAGATTTTGGCCACAGACTTCAGAAAATTTTTCATTGCAAATTTTTTGAACCCACGAAGGCATGTTGTCTTTTATAACCTTATCATCAAAATAAACTCCAGACTTATTCACCAGGTCACAAATCCCCAGATATTTATCCCAAAGTTCCTTGCTGATAATTCTGCTCAAATCATGTGAGCATATTTTAGTTGTTGTATCTAGCATTAACAATTCTGTTTCAACTTCGTAACCTAACTCTTCGAATCTTGACTTCATTTTACCATACTTATTGAGACTATCACCCCCTTTTTGAAATATAGTTTTATCTGCTGAGCTGCTTACACTGCATTCAATTATCTTGACTTGCATAGAATCTTTGTTTATAATACAAATGTCAGGCGTCTTATCTATCCCGTATTCACTCAAGTCAGCATCAGTTTTAAGCTTTGATGGAATGGATTTTCCCATGAGATACAATGCTGAAAGAAAGTCGTGTCTAAGATGGAATAATATTTCAGAAAGATTTTTAAGGTATGTAAAGCACCTATTATCAGTCACTAAATCACCTTCATTTTTCATTACGTTAATTAATACTAACATAACATTCAAGAAATTACTGATGTCATTTTTTTCAAAAGTTTTTTGACTTAACCAAATTCTTTTAGCTAAGCACAATGCCCTCTTCAATGCTGTTAAACTATCAACACCTTCATCGTAAATTCTATAATTCAATATTTCGAACATTCCTTCATATTCGCCTATTCTTCTTTCTAGCCATAGAGTCTCTCCTATGTCTCTTATAAATTTTTTTGAGTTATCATACATTATCTCCTTTATTTCCTTCTTCTTTATTGTTTTAAGAAACTGATCTCGCTCCATCCTTGTTTTTTCTGATTTAGTTTTAGGTTTTGCCTGACTAGAGTGTGAAGTAAGGCTTTTGGTTTTGACTTTTGTTGTCTGGGGCTCTTGATTTAAAGAATTGTTATT